CCAAGGTTCAGTAATGCACCCAACGCGGCGTATTCGTCAACCCACTGCCGGGTGGCCCGCTTCGGCACCAGCTTCCAGCCCGGCACCTCGACGCCCGCCTCCAGCAGTTGGGTGGCCATCTCGCGGGCGTCCCTGATCCAGCCCTCCAGCAGCTCGATGCTGGCCAGCGCCTCCGTCAGACGGTCCACGTTGACCGCCTTGATGTTCTCACGGCGGGCGCGTTCGACGGCGCCATTCACCAGCGGGCAGATCGACTTGGCGGCGCACCAGCGGCAGTGGTCGCCAGTGGCCAGCGGGGCGTCCGGCTGCTGGGCCGTGCGCACCGCCAGGAACAGTTCCGCCTCGAAGCGGCGCACACGGTCGAGGTCCGTCACCCAGCGCCGCACATGCGGCGGCTGCACGATGATCACCTCGACGCTCTCGACACCCTCGAAGGCCCAGCGTGTCGCCTCGGTGCGAAGGGCGGCGGCGGTGTAGAAGAGCGCCTGCGGGTTCTCCTCGGCCTCGACAGGCACGCCGTCGCCAAACTTCCAGTCCAGCAGAATGCCGCGGTTGCCAATACGGCCCACAAGATCGGCGGAACCGAAAACGCCAGGGAGAGCGTCCCCAAAACGCACCACCTGTTCGACCGCGTATTCCATCTGCCCCTCGGGATCGAGTTCCTCCAGCGCCGCCAGTGCTGGCAGCAGCTTGTTGTCCAGCCGGTCCTGCGTCAACTCGATGCCGTTGTGCATCGTGCCGAGGAAGTCCTTTGGCAGCCCGCCGCCGTCCAGTACGGTGGCGATGACGTTGTGCAGCAGCGTGCCTTCGTCGGCGTAGCTGCTGGACGGCTTGGGCGGCACCTGCTGGACGAGCGCGACGCTGCCGGGGCAGGCGATCACGCGCTTCGCGGTCGAGCCGCCGACGATGGTTGAGTGTTGAGCCAAGTGTAGTCTCCTCTCCTGTGTTGAGCCTTCCTGTTACAAAATCCTTGTTGACCTGTCAAGAGATGTTTGATAGGTGAGGGTCATGCGTGAGAAAGAGATTGAGACGTACCTCTGCAAGACCGTCGAGCGGATCGGCGGCACGGCGTTCAAGTTCACCTCGCCGATGAACCGGGGCGTGGCCGACCGGGTGGTGTGCCTGCCCGATGGCACGGTGTGGTTCATCGAGGTGAAGGCGCCCGACGGTCGCCTGACGGCGTTGCAGGAGCGTTTCGGCAGACGCATGAAGGAACTCGGACAGAACTATCAAGTACTCTACACGAAGGAGGAAGTCGATGCGTGGTTTGCTGGCCTCACTGGCCGTTAGCGTTTTGTTCTCTTTGCCCGCCGCTGCGGAGACGGTGGTCACGTCATGGTACGGTCCGAGGTTTCATGGCCGCACAACGGCGTCCGGCGAGCGGTTCAATCAGCACGCCATGACGGCGGCGCACCGCACCCTGCCGTTCGGGTCCATTGTGCGGGTGACGTACAAGGGCCGCAGCGTGACGGTGCGGATCAACGACCGCGGGCCGTTCATCAAGGGGCGGTCGCTGGACCTGTCGAAGGCCGCGGCACGCCGGATCGGCTGCGCTGGCGTGTGCAGGGTGAAGATGACCGTGGTGCGGAGGGGCAGGTGAGCGCGTACTATAACGAGATCGACCCTTACGCCGCGCAGTGGCTGCGCAACCTGATCGCCAATAAACTGATCGCTGACGGAGATGTCGATGAAAGATCAATTCGGGACGTGGCTGCTGCGGACCTCCAAGGTTACACCCAGTGCCACTTCTTCGCCGGCATCGGCGTCTGGTCCCACGCCCTCCGTCTCGCCGGATGGCCCGACGACCGGCCCGTCTGGACAGGCTCTTGCCCCTGCCAGCCCTTCAGCGCCGCCGGAAAAAAGGGCGGGTTTGATGACGAGCGGCACCTCTGGCCCGCCTTCCACATGCTCATCAATGAGTGCCGCCCTCCAGTCGTCTTTGGAGAGCAGGTTGCGAGCAAGGACGGGCTCGCTTGGCTCGACACTGTACACGCTGACCTGGAAGCATCGGGCTACGCCATCGGGGCGGCTGATCTGTGCGCTGCGGGCGTCGGCGCCCCGCATATCCGCCAGCGCCTCTGGCTCGTCGGAGAAAGGCTGGACGACACCGCAAGCGCACGACACGACGGGCCGCTCGCTGGGACAGAAGGCGAAGCACGGCTCGAAGCACGGTTGCGCCTGTCTGGTGAGGGAGGCGGACTTGACAGGCTGGCCAACGCCGACAGCGAAGATCAACGCGGGCGGGGAGTACAAAGACCCGGACAAGGCAATGGCGCGGGCGATGGGTCCGCACGCGAACGACCTGCGGGACTTCGCGCAGATGGCGGGCTGGCCGACGCCGACGACGCCGACGACGCGCGATTGGAAGGACGGCAGCGAGTGCCCGAACGTGCCGGAGAACGCCTTGCTGGGGCGCGTGGCATGGCAGGCGGGGTGGAACACACCGGCAGCGTCGGACGGGAACGGGGGCAAACGCCCGCACCCGGACACGACGATGACGGGACAGCACCCCGAGGGTCGGAAGGTGAACATGGGGCTGGCCTCACAGGTCCACATCGGCTTCATCAAGACGGAGCCCGCCCGACTGACGGCCACTGGCGAGCTGCTGACTGGCTCCACTGCCGGGATGGAAATTGGCGGCCAGTTGAACCCGGCACATTCCCGCTGGCTCATGGGGCTCCCGCCCGCGTGGGACGCCTGCGCGCCTACGGCAACGCCATCAGCCCGTATCCGGCGGCGGAAATCATCGGCAGCTACCTCGACATCAAACGTCTTCGACTGACCTCTTTGTCTGAAATGGCGACCGACAGCGACACTCAAATCGGGGTGTTCGCATGACTGCCGCCGTCCACGAAATTCTGCTGACCCGCGACAAGACGGCTTTCGTCTCCGAGGACGACTGGCCGCTCGTCGCCGGCCGGCGCTGGTACGCGCAATACAACGCCCACGCCGGTAAGTGGTACGCGGCCACCACCGTGGGCGGCAAAAAGCTCTACATGCACCGGCTGGTGACGGCCTGCCCCCCCGGTCTGGTCGTGGATCACGCCAACGGCGACGGCCTCTTCAATGTCCGCGAGAACCTGCGCGTAACCACCCACGCCTTCAACGCGGCCAATTGCTGCTCCTTCGGCTCGATCGAGTATCGGGGCGTGACCCGCGAGGGCCGGCGCTTCCGCGCCCGCATCAACGACAAGCGGTTGGGCAACTTCGACACGCCCGAGGAGGCGGCACGCGCCTACGACCGCGCCGCCCTGGACCTGTGGGGCCCGTTCGCCTGGCTCAATTTCCCCGACCTCCGACCAGACGCCGCCCGCAGCCGAGCGCCGCTGGCGGGCGACATCCCTTTCTGACGAGGACCGCCATGACCGCACCGGAATACGCCGCCTTCGCCAGCTACGGCAACGACAGCTTGGCGCTGGTCCAATGGAGCGCCGAGAAGGGTTTGAAGAACGTCGCCGTCGTCTATAGCGACACCGGCTGGGCGGCGCCCTGGTGGGTGGAACGCGTGGCCCGTTGCGAGGATTGGGTCCGCTCGCTCGGCTTCACTCCCGTGCGCACCACATCGGAAGGCATGGAGGCCCTGGTTCGTCGCAAGAAAGGCTGGCCGCGCCAGGGCATGCAGTTCTGCACCCAACACCTGAAGCTGGAGCCGGGTTGCGCGTGGCTTGACGGGGTAGACCCGGTGGGTTTCGTCACCTGTCTTGTCGGGGTGCGCAGGGAAGAGAGCGCCAATCGGGCCAACTTCCCCGAGTGGACCGAATGCAGCCCCAACCATGGGGGGCGGTCGCTCTGGGCGCCCTTGGCTCGGGTGCTGGAGCCCGAGCGCAACGCGCTAATTCGGCGGGCCGGTTTCGAGCCTCTTCCGCACCGCAGCCGCGAGTGCTTCCCCTGCGTCAACGAGAACCGCACCGGTCTGCGCGAATTGGACGAGCAGGCCATCGCACGGGTCGAGCGCGTCGAAGCCGACCTCGGCCACACCTCCAAAGGCAAGCCCTGCACCATGTTCCGCCCGTACCGGCACATGGGCGCCACCGGCATCCGCGAGATCGTGCGCTGGGCGCGCAGCGAGCGCGGCAAATTCGACCCTGATGATGGAACTGGACGCGGCTGCGACAGCGGCATGTGCGGCCTGTAGGATTTGGAGAACGACATGATCCGCACCGAACCGACTTACACCATTGACCTGTTCATGGCGGGCGACATCGCGCAGGCCAAGCAGGTATGCCGCGAGTTCTGCTTCGCCGTTGGCTTCTGCGTCCACATCCACGCCGCCAACTTCATCTACACGGGCGGCGAGGAGGCTGGCTTCAAAGTCGGCATCGTCAATTACCCGCGCTTCCCCGCCGAGCCCGAGGCGCTGTGGGCGCGGGCGCGCGACCTCGCCGAGGCGCTGGTCAATCGCCTGTGCCAGCACTCCGTCCTGCTGGTAGCGCCGGATCGCACCGAGTGGATCACCCGCCACCCGCGCGACGTGGGAGGTGCGGCATGACCGCCGTCAAGCTCGTCGAACTGGATTTCGAGACGCGCAGCCCCGTCGATCTGAAGACGGCCGGCGCGTACCTCTACGCCGCGCACCCGGACACCGAAGTGCTGATGGCCGCCTACAAGCTCGACGGCGGGCCCACCAAGCGTTGGCTGTACGGCGAGCCGTGCCCTGACGATCTGCGCGCCGCCATCGAGGGTGGGGCCATCGTCGAGGCCCACAACAACGCCTTCGAGCGGCTGATGGTAAACATGATCCTGGCCCCGCGCCATGGTTGGCCGCGCCTGCCGCTGGAACAGTGCCGTTGCACCGCCGCCACCGCCGCCGCGCTGTCGCTACCGCGCAAGCTGGACGACCTCGGCGTCGCCCTCGGCCTGAAGGTGCAGAAGGACAAGCGCGGCTCGGCGCTGATCCGCAAGTTCTCCATCCCGCGTAAGCCGACCGCCGCCGAACAGCGCGCCTACGACAACGAGTTGGCCGCCCTGCGCGATGCTGGCGACACCGAAGCGTTCCAGGCGCGCGTCGATGCCTGGAACGCCGAGTGGTCGCGCCCTCATTGGAACGCGCCCGAGGATCACCCCGAGGATTTCCAGGACTTTCGCGACTACAACGCCACCGACGTGGACACCGAGGCGGAAGCCGCCGGCCGCATGGTGCCGCTGTCCGACGACGAACTGGACCTGTGGCGCATCAGCGAGCGCATCAACGACCGGGGCCTGCGCATCGACGTGAAGTCGTGCCGCGCAGCTTTGAAGCTGGCTGAAAAAGCAAAGGTGCTGCTCGACCGCGACATGAAGCTGGCGACCGGCGGCTACGTCACCGCCTGCACGCAGGTGGGCCGGCTGACCGAGTGGGTGAAGATGCAGGGCGTCGACCTCCCTTCGGCGGCGAAGGCCGACATCGAGGACTTGCTGGAGCGCGACGACATTCCCGCCAAGGTGCGCCAGGCCGTCGAAATCCGCCAGGAAGCGGCCAAGACCTCCGTCTCCAAGCTTAAGGCGTTCCTCAACCGCGCCGGCCACGACGGACGCATCCGGGGCGCTTTCCTCTACCACGCGGCCGGCACCGGGCGCTGGTCGTCCACCGGGGCCCAGGTACACAATCTGCCGCGCCCGCGCAAGGTGTTCGAGGACGCGCACCTGGACAAGCGCGTGTTGTTCCAGGCCATCCGCACCGAGAGCCCGGAGTGGCTGAAGTTCCTTTACGGTGACGACCTCGGCAAGCCGCTGCACCTGCTGTCCGACGCGATCCGGGGCTTCATCTGGGCGGCCCCCGACCATGACATCCTGGACGCCGACTATTCCGGCATCGAGGGCGCCGTCGCCGCCTGGTTCTGCGGCGAGGACTGGAAGGTCAAGGCCATGTTCGACCTCATGGCCGACCCTAACCTGCCCGACCTGTACCGCCGCGCGGCGGCCGGCATCTTCAACACCACCACCGAGGAGTTGACCAAGAAAGACCCCCGCCGCCAGGTCGGCAAGGTGTCGGAACTGTCGCTCCAGTACCAGGGCGGGCCCGGCGCGTTCAGGACCATGGCGCGCAACTACTCCATGAAGCTCGCCCCCATCTACGAGCCGGTCTGGGAGGCCGCGTCGGAGGAGCGTCGGGAGGCCGCCGTCAAGCGCTACGAGACGGTGGTGAAGCAAAACCTGCCGATTGCCGAGCAGTTGACGCGGCGTGAGTTCCTGGCCGCCGAACTGGTCAAGATCGGCTGGCGGCAGACGCACCCCGCCATCACCGAGGCATGGGGCCTGTTGCAGGACGCGGTGGTGGAAGCGGTGAGCAACCCCGGCACCGTCGTTCCGGTGCTGAAGGTGAGATACCTAGTCCGCAACGGCTTCCTGTGGTGCCAGTTGCCCTCGGGGCGCTGCCTCGCCTACGGCGCGCCGCGCGTCAAGCAGCAGGTGTGGGTGCGCAAGACCGGAGCCGAAGCGTCCGAGACGATGGGCCGCGAGGAGGCCGAAAAGCTGGCGGCTGCCGGCGGGTGCGTCATAGAGCGCGACGCCAAGCCGGCGGTTACGGTGCTGGGCGTGGAGAGCCAGTCGCAGAAACTGATCCGCTACGCCCTCTATGGTGGGCTGCTGCTGGAGAACGTGGTGCAGGCCATCGCTCGCGATCTGCTGGCGCACGGCATCCGGCAGGCCGAGAAGGCGGGCTACCCCGTCATCGGCCACGTCCACGACGAACTCCTGTGCGAGGTGCCGCGCGGTTTCGGCGACGTAAAGACGTTCGAGCGGCTGATATGCGAACTGCCGTGGTGGGCCGCTGGCCTGCCGCTTTCCTCGGGTGGATGGAGGGGCAAACGGTTCAGGAAGGACTGACGATGCACATGTATGTCGTTTAGCCATTGACGACTGACCTACACCAGACATACACTCCAGACATCGACAACCAATGTCTGGAGTTTTCGCCTTGCCCACTCCCTCTGCTACCCGCGCTCCCAAGCGCACGCTCACCACCATGCGGCTGCCGTCCGACCTGATGCGGCAGTTGAGCAAGCTCGCCGAAAAGGAGGGACGCTCCCGCTCCAACATGGTCGAGAAAATCCTTCGCGATGCGGTCGCGAAAAAGGTGAAGGCGGGAGGTGCCGATGTCCTCGCGTAAACCCCGCGCCAAGAAGGCGCCCGCCACCGAGCCCACCGAGCCCACCGAGCCCACCGAGCCCACCACGACCGACATTCTGGCCTACAAAGGCTTCGACGCCAGCCTCGCCTGCCGTGGCTACCAGTACGAGATCGGTAAGACCTTCACCCATGCCGGCAAGGTGGTTCGCTGCGCCTCGGGCGGTTTCCATTCGTGCGAAATGCCGCTGGACGTGTGGAACTACTATGGCCCGGTGACGAGCCGCTTCGCCGACGTGCTGGTGGGCGGCGCCATCGACCGGCCTTCGGGCGACGACGCGGACACCAAGATCGCTTCGGCCCAGATCACCGTCCGGGCGGAACTGAAGCTGCCCGATCTGGTGCGCCGCGCGGTCGAGTGGATCATCGCCAAGGCCGGTCAGAACGTGACGACCGGCAACAGCAGCCACGCCGCCTCGACCGGCAACAGCAGCCACGCCGCCTCGACCGGCTACCGCAGCCACGCCGCCTCGACCGGCAACAGCAGCCACGCCGCCTCGACCGGCAACAGCAGCCACGCC